GCCTGTTTGAAGTCCATGAGATTACCTACCTCGACACCATGTAAAACACGCCCTAAACGGCCGCCAGAGGCTTCTGTGAAGCTGCTACGCCCTGCCCTGTGAGTATGTCCTGAGATGATGTTCTTACCGTGCCTACGCGCCGCTTCAAGGGCTGATGAGCGCCGTTGCGGTTTGATCGGGGTATGGGCTCCATCGCCGGCTATCCAGTTAGGAGCAAGGGTGAGCGGGTTCTTGTGGAAGGTAATGCCTAGCTCGTCAAACTTCATAAACTTCTCAAAGCGCAGCTCGGGCAAAGATAGGAAACTAGGGACTTTCTTCATGATGGTGTGATAGAGGCGATCCGTATGGTTTGAACGGATGCAGTCGGTAACGCCTAAGTCCCAGAGAAGGTCAACGCAGCGGTCTCGGTCATCGCTAAGGCTCTGCTCATAGGCTAGAGGTGTGCCCTCGCTCCACTTGCTTATGGTCTGGAAGTCAATCTCGTCACCGATGGTGACTGTCTGGTCTGGCTTAAAGGTCTTGAGGAATCGTGCTACGTTCTGGACTACATGCACATCCTCGAAAGGGACTTGCAAGTCCGACAGGATTACGATCTTCTTCATTAGTCCTCGTCATCGTCCTCGAATGGCATCGGGTCGATTTTGTTAGGGAGCTTAGGCAGTATCCAGTCAGGGAAAGAATCCCTCTCAAGGATAATACCTAGAGCTAAGTCTGTAGAGAAGCCAGCACGTCTAAGCGACTTGTACCATTCATTGAGGGCAATAGCCCACGCGTCCATGGCGCTATAAGCACCGAGGTCTATGACTTGCTTCTTCCTTGCCATGAGATTATTCTCCCTTAGATAGCAGCAATTCGTAGATTTTGTCTACGCGTGTCTCCAGTCGATTTACTTGATCCTTAATAGATGAGCCAGAGTTAGGCTTAAGCTCCGCTAGGTAATGGAGTATCACGAAGCGCAGGAGTGCAGCTACACCACCCAGCACCGTCACGATCGCTACTGCAATAGCAGCGAAATCCTGAAAACTCATTACCGCTTAGGAGTGGCATAACCGAATACACCTGCGACAACTGCGCCTAGAATTGAGCGGTAATCAAGAGCAAAGTTAGATGTAGTGCCCCAGACTGCAAGGAATGCACCAATGCTCATAACGATAGGGTTCTTCATGTTCATAGTGTTCCTCCTAGTAGCGGGATATTAAAGAATGAGCCATCTGCATCACCCTTCTTAGTGAAGCTAATATGGCAATGTGCGCGGTGCGGATTAGATCCACGGTACACGCGCCAACGCCAACCCAAGCGAGGGCTGGCGATACGTCCATCAAAGATAACGTAGGCGATGCGCTTGTCTCCTGCCTTGGCGCAGAGACGAATCTGATCTGCAATATCTGGCATGAGGTCGGGCTTTGGTTTACCGCTGACATCTCTATCGACGTCGATTGCTCTAACAGTCCCAGTCTGTGCATCAGGGTTATGGTCAGAAGGACGCGATGCATGACGTGAGTCACCGAGCCATCCATCCGAATCCCGCAGACGGCTAGGGTATGAGTCATCGAATTGAAGCCTCAACTGTTGTCCAGCTTTGCATAGGATGGGCTTCATGAAAGAAGCAACTCTGCTTCCTCTGCAGTAATGCCGAGACGTGCGAGGAGTCCCGCCTTCTGCTCTGCCTTGAGTGCAGCGTTAGTCGCTTCCTCTGCCTTGGCTGCCTCGAACGCGATGAGATCGTCCTCGCGCTGTTGGATCTCCTCAGCTGTTAGCTCGACCTCGGTCACTTCACCTGTAGAGCAGTCAATGATTACTTTAGTTGGATTAGGCATTTTTTACTCCATATAGGGTAGCAGTTGTGTATTGGACGAAGTTACCATAGTAAGGCGCGAGGGTAATCTGGTTGATAGCTGAGGTTGAGTTCCAGAGACCAGCGAGAAGGTATGCGACTGAGTAGGTCGCGTTGTTCTCCATGACTGTATCACCGCTCACCGATTTAGCAGTAGAGCCAGCATAGTTAGGAATGTAAAACTCTCCATTGCCGAAGGTGTTAGAGGTGGCAGTATTGCCATCCAAGCGACCATAGATATATGAGCCATCTGAGCCGCTGCTCGCGCTTGAGCCATCGCCTGAAAGGGAGCGGTGACTGAGGTTGGTAGTCAAACCGTTAAACCATATTTTGAGGAAGTCGTTAGTATCTGAGCGAGTAGAACGGCTTGATATCTTGACTACTAGATCCGTGTAAGTGCTAGGGATGGAAGTAAAGTCGATATTAGCAGCTCCACCAGAGCCTACGGTGTAATCGGCAATTTTAGTAAATGTAGTAGCCATTATGCCGCCTTGATTCCGTAGAGAGTAAAGGTAGAGCCAACCTCGAAAGCATTGTTAGTAGGATAAACCTTAATACGGTTGATGGCAGAAGTTGAGCGCCAAAGACCTACCTCTGCATCTGTGCCTAGAGCTGAGTTACCGCTACGAATGAGGACTGTCTTATACGTAGTAGTGTTGGAGTAATTCTGAAAGTTCATAACAGTCATATTTCTATTGGTAGTTTGAGGGTAACTGTTATTGGTGAAGAAGAAACCTCTAGTGTCATTGGAGTCTCGCACGGATGTGGCGGTCGAGCCGTTGCCTGAAAGAATCGTGTAAGAATAATTAGCCCCTGTGTCAATCGAGCCATTGCCCACCGCTACGAAAGCGTTAGCCTGTGATCCGTTCATCTGAATACTGCAGACTAGAACGAGGTCTGTATATGTACTAGGGATAGAAATAAATGTGACGTCTGTCGCGGTACTCGCTAGGACTTTAGACTCTATCGGTTCATAGGTAGAAGTAGGCATGTTTATCCCTTAATTCCATAGAGAGCGAAAGATGAGTACTGGGAGAATGACCCAGAAGAAGGCGGATAAATTGTGATACTGCTAATGGCAGCAGTAGAACGCCAAGCGCCAGAATCAAGCTGGACAGAGCCGCTACCGTTAAGGTCTACGCCAGAAATGGCGCGGAGTGTTTTATATTTATTGGTATTTGCATAATCAAGAATGTCTACAATTTCTGCGTTGAAGATACTCGCATTGGTGTACATCTCTCCTGTGTAAATAACGCTAGAAGATGCTCCGCTATACGCTGCAGCGCTTGAGCCTGAGCCATAGAGGTTATGCCAAGAATAGTTAGATCCTGAATCGCTATTGAAGCGGTAGGAGGCGTTACCATTGTTGGCAGCTTTACCAGAGATGCGAATCTGTAAGTGTTTATAGGTGGACGGAATCGAGGTAAAGGAAATAGTAGAAGAACCGCCAGCGCCTACCGTAAACGTCTCGATAGACTCGTAGGAGTTGGTAGCGGCGGGTACTTGAGGAGCAAGTATCCCTGTGATTACGTTAAGCAATCGCGCCCACCACGTACCAAGTATCGGTAGCGGTCTTAATGCATGCCGCTGTCTTATATTGAGCAAGGGTAGGAGATGCGGCTACTGCGCCAGCTGAGAGGATGGTAGTAGTGCCAGAAGTGACCGCTGAGATAGTGACCAGTCCTGCGCCCTTATTGAGTACTGTGATGACTGTACCGACTGGATAGGCTACTGAGGCATTGGTAGGAATCTTGAACGCTACCGCTGTTGCCTTGTTCATAGGTACTAGGACTTGATACTGATCGTCTAGAACCGCTGTGTAATCAGCAGTCTGGTCTGCATCGACAGTAAAGGCTACTAAGCCGTTAGCAGCTGAGGCGGTGAGGATATCACCTGTTGAGAAGGGAAAACCTGTTGCCATTTATATCTCCTAGTATCCAAGCGTACTTACGCCAATTATACCGTAAGTAGAGCTTCCGCATATGAACCCATCGGCGATAGGTTCTAGTGTTGTTATTGTAGCCGTCATCTTATTTGGTGTTATATCCCAGTTAATGCCTTGGCATTGAAGGGTCTTTACAATAGTCGAGCCGTCGGGCTGGACGTTGGTAATCTTCAAGTTATCGAAGAACTCCATACCGATCATAGTATCGGTAGGGACTGCAGGATCTAGCAGGTCGACGACCATCTCGTCGATGCGGATAGTTGTCTCTTTACGAGTGGCAATATACTCCCGCGCTATGTTCTCGACGATGGTATCTGTCTGCGCTACGAGGTTATCCTGAGTGATGCCATGAGGGAAGTACTTATTGACGCTGGAGGTGTCGGTGACTGTGACAGGTGAGCCACCTACGCGGGTGAAGGTCGCTGTGTTGATAATGAGCTTGTCATCGAATGAATACTTAAGGTTCTTATATGGGATGCCTGTAGTCTGGTCAAACTCGATAGGAGTAGCAGCTAGGGAGGACATAACCTGAGTACGGTTCTTAAATACTGCCGTTCCTGAGCCGTCCATATAAAACGCGCCAGTCTCCGAGAACTCTGCATTCTTGATAGCCGCTAGGGATGTGCGAGTAGTGGCTGGGTCTGCTACGCAGGTGTTGAGTCCTGTAGCGACTGTACGCATTGAAGAGGGGAATGAGACTTGATCTAATATCTTGCCGATACGAGTGCCTGTGTCCTGCCCTGCACCTGAGTCTGTGACGGTCTGGATGTTAGCCATCTGAAAGAGTCTAAAGCCATCCGAGCAGAGTAGGTCAACGTAGCCTGTCTCCTGCCCTGTAGGGTAGGTGTACTTATACTCGGTGACATATCCAGAGAATAAGAAATGCTGATCATCGCCAGTAGTGGCAGAGATACGCACCTTACGCAGAGGACTCAAGTATCCGTAATAAGGGCTTGAGGTGTTCTGAGGGTTGAAGTATGAGAGCGGGTCTAATACTCGAACCGTAGCCGTACCCTCTTCATAGGTGTCTCGCTGGATATTGCGCCCTCTTCTAATAGCGATTTGGTAGACGTCTGGGGTTAGGTCGACAGTAGGCAGAATTACATCTGACTCACCTAAGCGAGAGACTCCGAGTACGCCGTACTTAGCATCGCCGATAACGAAACCTGTACCGAATGTTGCACCACTTGAGAAGTCGAACGAGACGGCTATCTGTGCAGGTAGGGTCATCCGCCGAACATCCCAGAGATGCGACCAATAACGCTAGGTGCGCCAGATAGGGAGCGCTTCTGTAAACCGTTCTCAATAGCGATTACTAGGTCTTGATCTGATACTACTGAGCCGTTAACAGTTACATAGACGTTACCCGATGCATCGACTCCAGCACGTCCACCTGTACCGCCACCTGTAATAAGGTCTTGGACTGTAGGGGTAAGGCTGGCGAATGATTCACCGCGAGCGGTTGAGCCTGTACTTACGCCACCGAATGAAGCAGCTAGGCGAGCCTTCTCGATAATCATATCAAGGTAGGCAGACCAAGAGGCGAAAGGGTTCTTAGCATCTGGGAGAGTAGTTAGATCCTTAGCGAGCTTGCCAGTCGAGTCAATAGAGTTAGCAAGTTGAGTAGATAACTTAGTAGCTAGAGCATCGTTACCTGTAAGTAGGGCTAACTGTAACTCTAGGCGTAGCTTCTCTTCCTTGCTGATATCGCCCTGAAGAGCTGCCATTACGCCAATCTTCTCAAGGTCGAACAGAGCGGCTTGCTTCTCCTGTATAGCCGCCTTTCTTTCTTCTGCGAGGCGCTTCTTAGTGAGATTGAGGATTTCCTTCTCGGTTGTTACCTTTTTGTTATTTAAGACTAGGTTAGCCATGTCAGTCTTGAACATCTGGACGCTAGGGTTTTCCATCTTAGCGTTCTGAGACTTCTCGCCTGACTGCTGTAAATACTTTAATACAGGTGCAGCAGCTCCTAGGAA